AATGGTCATGTTATCAACTCGACCAGCGCAACCCCAGAGGTTGACCTTGACGCTGCTGCTGCAGCTCTCCAAGGCTCTGGCTATTCTGCAACTGGTATTGCACTTGACCCAGTTTACGCAGGTGTTCTCGCTCGCACCAAGAAGACGAACGGCGATCGTGTCTTCCCAGAACTCGGTCTTGGCTTCAATGTCGACCGCATTGCTGGCATCGATGCTGCTGTCTCTAACACCGTTTCTGGTACTGCAGAGGGCGTTGCAAGCGCAACTGGTGTTGGCGGTATCATGGCTGACTGGAACGCTATCAAATGGGGCATCGCTCGCAATGTTCCTCTCCATCTCATCGAATACGGCGATCCAGATGGTGCTGGTGACCTTCAGCGCACCAACGAGATTGCGATTCGTGCTGAGGTTGTCTTCGGCTTCGCAATCCTTGATGACAAAGCATTCGCTATCATCAAGCAGGCTCAGGTTTCTGCCTAATAGCCTAAACAAAAGCCACTCTCCAAAGGGTGGCTTTTTGTATCTGACAATCATTCTCGAATGTAGTATTTAGGAGGTAATATGGCTACCGATACTCAAAGAAGTTACATCAAAGATTTATCAGTCCAAAAACTCAAAGAGTTTAAGGAGTTCAAAGAGATGCTCTATGCGAATGATATCGTGGAGAGAGATGCCGAGACGGTCAGACAAGCTGATAGTATTGATGCGATTCTTGATGCCACTACAGATTTGCAAGCAAGCAAGATGATTGATGCATTACTTGCGAAGAAAGTGCCAGTTCGCTCAAAAACATATTCAAACACTCGCTCGATGAAAACTATTGAAGGACTCGAAGAAATCAAAGCTAAAGTTAGGAGCTGGAACTTCAATGAACTATGATGAGCTAAGCTATACTATCTTGCCTGAGCTGAAGGCAGAGATTGCGACAATCAACAATCCAGAAATAGACCCAGAAACTCGCAGATACAACCTCGAAATCATGCTTAGAGAGGTCGGCGAGCAAGTTTACAATGTGATTTACGATATGAATGCCTTTGATATGGGTATAGATTATACCAACGGCAAAACAATCAATGATGCCTACTATGGGCTAGCGAAGAATATCTCAGATTCTATCTCTACTGGTGGCAAAGACACAATCAATGCTCAGGTTGAAGAATGGCTATCGAACCAGATTCTAAAAGCTCAATACGATGCCTTTTGGAATGCGAATGACTACGAAAAGCATCCAACAGTCGAGCGAATTGCTGCGCCAGGCTGTTGCGCTTGGTGTTCAGCTGTTGCCGGTGTTTTTGTCGACCCAGATAGCTCAGTGTTTAGAAGGCATGATAACTGCCGCTGCTCAATTAAAACTTCCGGTTATAAGACAAACAACGGCACTTATTCTGGCGAACGCAAAGCTTGGAGATTCAAAGGCTAGAAAGGAGAAAACATGGCCAAAAAGCAGACGAAATCAAAGAAAGTCGCACCAACTACCACCTCGAAGCGGAAAGAGGCCTTAGAACGCAAAATAAGCGTTTTGGAGAGCAACCCAGATGCGGAGATAGTAGAAGTACGCACGGAATCAGAAGTAACAGTTAGGGCTTTGATCCCATTCTATGATCTAGAAGCAAAGATTCAGCGTGGAGTCGGTGCAGAGTGGGAAGTAAGCGAAAGCAGAGCCGAACTACTCAAAAAGCTCGGTATTGCAATAGTGTTATAATCAAATCAAAAGTAAGCTACGATACAGCTCGGTCAAGTCTGGTAAATAAAGGATAAACGAAAATGCCAGACGAAGAACTTATAGCAGAGATTAACAGCCGAGCAGACAAGCTGTTATTCAAACTACAGACTCTTGCTTGGCCAGCAGGGGAGAAGTACTGCTACTTCAACGCAAATCAGCGTGTTGTAGATTTAGGCATCTCGATGCCGAAAAACTTTAGAGGCCTAAAACCAGGTGTTGGTTGGGCATCAAGAGCAGTGAACACTTTGAGTGACCGTATCAATTTTGACGGCTTTGCCAACGATAATAATGGAATCAATGACTTGCTCGATGATATGGGAGCATTCACAGTATTCAGCAAAGCGAAATCAGATGCGCTTATTGCCGGATGCTCATTTATTGCTGTATTGCCGACTGATGATGGGGTAAAACTACTACCATTCACGGCAACTGAAGCAACTGGCGATATCGACCAACGCACAGGTCTACTCGATAGCGGTCTTGCTGTGCTGCGCTGGATACAGTATGACGAAACAACCGCTAGCGCAAGAGGATGGAGCAAGGTTGGTCTAATTCCTCAAGACTATGCTCTATTCACGAGAGACTTCACAGCCTACTTCGTAGATCAACAGCTCGTATGGATAACTGAAAACCCAACAAAGCGACCATTGCTCCATGTAATCACTCACAGACAATCAGCAGACCGTCCATTCGGCAAATCTAGAATCAGTAACACCGCTCGCCGAATCATCGATGAGGTTGGCCGTTTGAAGGTGCGCTACGAAATTGCGGCAGAGTTCTATTCAACCCCTCAACGCTATGTGAATGGCTTAGCAGATGGCTCAATCGACAATGCAACGCTTGAAGCTGCACTGGGCAAGATATGGGCTATCACTAAAGATGAAGATGGAGAGAAGCCAGAGATTGGCCAGCTTCCACAGATGACTATCAATCAGTTCAGCGACCAAAAGAAAGACTTGGCTCGTGACTTCTGCGCAGAGACAGCCCTAACACTTCGCAACCTCGGCTATGAGACTGCTAACCCAACTAGCGCAGAAAGCTTATCAGCAATGAGCGATGACTTATTGCTTGAAGCACAAGCTTGCCAGGCCGAGTTCGGTAGAGAGTTCAGAGAAATCGCAATATCCGCTCGCATGGCAACGGAAGGCATCGATACAGTGCCAGAAAGCCTAAAAGAAATCGAAGCTGCATGGAAGCCAGTATTCCAGCTCGATATCGGTTCAGCTGGCGATGCCGCCTATAAGCTCATTCAAGCTATGCCAGAACTTGCAGGCACTACAACACTCTACAGAATGCTTGGCATGAACATTAGAGAGGCTGAAGAATTAGCTCAGAAAGCTCAGAACACTCGACCGAGCAACTTTATGCAGACTGGAGGCCAGAGATGAGCGAATCTGTACTGATCGCCCTCATATCTGCTGGATTGCCAGTATTGGCCACCATTATCACTACTGCTATCCGAGGCAGAGCATCTGCTAGGCATTCTGCGAAGCAATCAATCCTTCAGATGATAATGGAAGACCATATAGCGCAACATGAAGGTCACTTTCCAGTAAACTATCAGAACATTCTTCAGGAATATGACATTTATCACAAAAATGGTGGCGATACCTATGTTACTCAGAAGGTCGATGAGTACAAGCAATGGTTCGTCAAGTTAGAAGGAGGGAAGAAATAATGGCAACTACACCCTATGCAACTGTTCAGGATCTAGAAACCTACTGGAGACCGCTCAGCGAATCAGAAGAAACGAGAGCGACCGACTTACTCGAACTTGCAAGCTCTAGGCTTAGGCTCTATGCAGATGCTGCTGGAGTCGATTTAGATGCAAAGGCGGCAGCCAACGAAGACTACGCTAATGCGCTCAAATGGGTAGTCATGGAAGCTGTAAAGCGTGCTATGTCTACACCAATCGACACTCCGCCAGTAGATAGCTGGTCGCAAACAGCAGGGCCTTATAGCGAGAATTTCAAGTTCACCAATCCATCTGGTGATTTGTGGTTTAAAAAGGCGGAACTCAAGACTCTCGGCATCTCTGGAGTGCAGAGAGCGACATCAATAAGTCCAGTCACAAGAAAGGATATATATGGCGAATAAAGTCTACAATATGGCAGGCGGTCTCCATTCAGCCGCTGCTTATTCAGCCTTTGAAGATGCTAAGTATGGCTCATGCGTAGCCAATGATATGAGCTTTGTCGTAAGTGCTGGAACTGGAATGAATGTATCAATTAGCACTGGTGATGGTCTTATCTCGACCGGAACTGGCTTCGCTCGCAGAATCGGAACAGATGCCGTGAACACCGTGCCAGTTACCGCTGCAAGCTCAGCTAACCCTCGCATTGATGCAGTAGTGGCATACATCGACAATGCAGTTACCCCAACGGTCAATGTGGTCGACAATACCAACGATATTCTCAAGTTTAAGGTAGTCGCTGGCACTGCCGCTGCATCCCCAACTAGACCGACAGATTCACAGATTCAGACTTCAGTCGGTGCTGGCAATCCATTCATGGTTTTAGCTTATGTGACTATCCCAACTGGTGCTACTAGCACATCTATTGCGACATTTGTCGATGTACGCAAAACCGCTGGAACTCCAATCCGCCTCATTCTATCTACTGAGGACATTGGAGAAGGTGCAGACTTACCAGAGAATACGCTTTACGGTGTCTACCAGGAGGACTAATAAATGGCTACATCAGGATGGCAATCAGAGCAAACTTGGTTTACCTACAGCTCGCATATTCGGCTTGTCGGTAATATTCGCATTGATGGTATTACCCACACAGGCACAAACTTGAGAATCTGGGGTGCTATCGCTGGTGGTGCTAGAGGTGACAGCAACTATCGATTCTACTACTCCGATTACACATCGTATGCCCAGCCTGAAGGCGGAAGCAAAATTGCTCTTGGTGCTAAAGGCAAAACTTGGAAGGTAGGTGATAGCGATACTACTGTGAGCTTCGATGTGACACTATCGAATGTGTCTGCAAGCACTACATCGAGGCAGTTCTATGTGAACTTCTATGGCCCTAACACTAACTCTGTAGTAGCGACACTTCGCTGGAATCTATCATTCGATGCAAGCGGCAATCCACCAGGGGAGGGTCATGTCACTCTAGACTCTCGCACTTGGAACACGATTACAGCGACAAGTAGCGTTCAGAACTGGGGAGGCACAGGCAGCGGTGCATTGGAAGCAATCTACCTTACTGGATCTTCTGATTCAGACTTCGACACAGTCAACTCTGCGAACTGGATAAATAAAGGCCGCCGAATCTACCATGTGGAGACATCTGCAACATCGTTGCAATTCAACATGACGAACACCAATGCATGGCTCGACCAAAACTCTCCGATGGACTTGAAGGGCATGAGAAGATTCTATCTCTTGAACTATGCCTATAACTCGATAGGGTCGAACAGAGGCTGGTGCGATTGGCAAGTGAAATATCTTCCTCCTGCCCCTAGCCTTCTAACTTATACCGACCCAGGCGGAGAAGGTGCGAAGAATTATTCGGTAACATTTACCGGTGATACAGCCAATAATATATCAGAGTACCACCAAGCAAATCTCACTCGAACCGTACGCTATAAGGTTGGAGATGATGCCGAATGGACTTATGTTGTTCAAGACACTCAAGCTGCTTTGAACGCAAATACCACATTCACAGTAAGAATACCGGCATCCCAATCAGCAGTCATTGAGGGATGGATGACCTATCATGATCAGCAGTCTGCCACTAAAACTGTAAACATCTTCAATGGTAATGCTCCGTCTAGAGTTTATGGCTCGGTAGACGGTCAGTCTAAGCTCATTCAAAAACTCTATGCATCAGTCGGTGGCCAAAGCGTGGAAGTAGTGAAGCTCTATGGTTCAGTAGATGGCAAAGCAAAGCCAATACTAGGCTAGTGTGATATAATCAAACCAATCCTTATTTTGGTTTGCAAAAGACCGCTATACGAAGGCGGTTTTTTGTCGAGACGATAGAATACTCATCTTTGCAACAAAAACGCAATACAAGCGTTTTCAGAGCCTCACAGAGCCTATTCTGACAAAGGCTGATATATGTTTTACACTCACACTAGAACCGAGCTTGGTTGAAATAGACCTTGTTGGGCTACTACTCCAAATAGGAGACTTACAAATTATGGATGCACAGAATGTATCTTTCGGTAAGCCAAAAGCTGTTGGTGGTGTTTACATTGCGCCAAAAGGCACGACCCTCCCAACTGATGGTACTACCGCTCTAGCATCAGCCTATGTCAACATGGGCTACATCAGCGAAGATGGCTATGTACAGTCAATCGAAACTGATACCGAAGAAATTAAGGCTTGGGGTGGCGATGTCGTATTGACCGCACAGTCCAGCTACAAAGAGACTCATACCGTCAACTTCATTGAGACGAATGTGAATACTCTCAAAGC